GGAAGTTAATTCAATTCCTAGAATGGCTATGTTCTTAGCACTTATACGTCCAGGCAAAAGACATTTACTAGGCAAAGACTGGAAAACTATTGCAGAAGATATCTGGACAGTACCAGATGACGGTAGTTATTATTTTAAAAAAGCACACGCAGTTAGTTACGCAGTACTGGTTGCCTTACACATGAATCTATTAGATGAAAGTTTACGTACACAAGGACAGTAGAATACGTGACATCTGTAATATCAGAGAAGAACGTTACTATTCTGTAGAGTACTTAAAAACCTTACCTGACAATACCATACAAGTCATACCAATCAAGTATGATGATACCTACTTCCTAGACTACATCAAAGAATCAAATGCTACTATTGTGCTAGAAAATCTAGTAGAAGGTGGTGACACATTTATGCGTATGTTAGACACGCAAGGACTACTTAAAGGTGCCTTAGAAGGTCGCTACGCAACGATCTCAAGTGGAGAGCTACCAGAGACTATTAATAATTTTAATACCAATTATATGATGTACATGACTGCTGAAGCCAACATCAATAACAAACATGTAGCCTATAGCAATCACAAACGTAAGCATGATTTCTTATTCTTAAACAATAGACCAAGAACACACAGACTAGAATTAATCCAACAATTAGAAGAGTATGGACTATTAGATAATGCACTATGGACACATATTACCACAGGTAGACGTTTACCAAAAGAATATGAAAAGAATGACATAACATTTGAAAGTCTAATAGATTGGAAACGATGGGACGCTGGCGAATGTATTATTCCACAGTACTTTGATACTTGGTTTAGTCTACAAGCAGAGTCTACAGTGTTGCACCGTTATAGTTTCTTTACTGAAAAAACGTGGAAGCCTATTATTGCTAATCATAATTGGATAACACTTGGTAGTCAAAATCATTATAGTGAACTTGCTAAACTAGGATATCGTGTTCCGGATTGGGATTGGACTAGACTAGAACGTTGGGAAGACAGACTACAAGGATGTGTTAAGCAAGTTAAAGAAATGATTCCTTATGCTGAAGATTGGTATCATGAAACTAAAGAAGATCGAACACACAATCAAAGACTGTTTTGGACTAGATATCGAGACTACTATACTGATGTTAGAGATGGACTAGCGGATTGGCTTAGTCAACTCGGCGGACAAGTGTAATTGATTTTTTCTTAGTACGCTTTTTAGCAAGGTCCGTTAATGAAGTAGCAGGACCGTATAATATTTCTAAATCTTTATTAATAAATGTTTGTAGGAATGGTTTGAACACTGACCACTCTTCACGTAAGAAAATATTAATTGGTATTGAACGATTTGATTCCCACCACCACGTTTCTGCTAGTTCTAAGAAACGTTGTTTTAATTCTAAATTTATAATACGGCCAAAGTCGTACATTGTGGTAACAAGTTGGTCCCTGTTCTGCACAACACCTACGTATTCTGTATTGCCATACATCACCACAGTGATAAATGGATACTTCTCTGACAGTTGTTTAAAAAAATCGTTCGACATGTTGATAAATATGTTATATGTATAATACTCAAGTCTATTTATATAATCAGGACCAGTTGGTAATATTAAATGATTATACCAACAACGACATAACTTCAGTGAGGTGGGCACCCGTGTACGCAAAAGATTTAAAACTACATAAAGGCACTGACAATGTATTAACGTTTAGATTCGTTAATCAAGATCAGAAGCCAGTATCGCTAACAGATACAACAGTTACATTTAGATTAATTAATCGCGAAGGTGAAGCGTTAATACTATCAAAAGATTTAGAAATGATTGATGCTGTTAAAGGTAAAGCAAAAGTTACTGTAACAGAAGCAGAACTAGATAGTGTATCAGCACAGAAAGCACATTACAGTCTAGAACGCAAACAATCATCAAGTGCAGTATACAATCCAGGATTTGTAGATGACAATGCCGGTGCCCGTGGTGTTGTTGAAATCTTAGATTCAGTTATGCCACTTCACACAGCAAGTCGTTCAGTTACTATTCCTGATCACGGTAACGCAACTACATATAATTCATCAACTTGGACAGGTAATGATCAGGGTTTACAAACTCTACAATACACACCAAGTGCATTTACAGGTAACTTACAAGTAGAAGGTGCTGTTGACGATTCTGGTCAATGGTATGACGTTGGCTCTACAGTAACATTATCTGCCTCATCAACTACAGCCTACATAAATATCAATGGATTTCATCCTTACTTAAGATTAAACATTGAAGAAACATCTGGTAACATAACAGACGTAAAAATTAGATAGTTGAACATTAAAAAATTAGCCGTATTCGGGGACTCCTGGGTATATGGTGACGAGTTAGTTGATCCTCAACATCCTGAATGGGAATGTTGTTTTACACAAAATGATGACTACCGTTTATCACATTCCTTTTCTGGTCTCATAGCAAAAGAACTTGGCGTACCATATGAAAACTATGGACACCCGGGTGCTAGTCTACAATCTACAATTTGGACATTCCTTTGGTTCTTAGAAAATACTGATTGGACTGATACGCTCTGCCTAGTAGGACTAACTGGAACTGATAGACAAACATGGTATAATCCAGAACATGTAAGTTATTCAAATGATCCAGAGTGGAACAAGTATATACATTCAACCTGGGTAAACTTTGGATCTAGTGTGATACCTGAGGAATGGCAAAAGTTTGGTAAACAGTACCTAACACTTAGCCATTGTGATGAACTATCAAAACTTAACTACCAACAAGCAGTTTATTTCTTTGATGGTATTGCTAAAACTAAAAACATTCCACTACTACAATTTAATCTTTATAATCCACATACAGAGTTAGAAGCAGATACTCTATTATGGCCTCAATCAAACTTTAGAGAAGAATTGTTAGCCAAACCAAATAAAAAAGAAATACACGCCCCCAATGATCATCCAAACGAAATTGGCCATGAAATCATATCAAAAAAGTTGTTATCTAAAATAAATGATGTTATACTAACTTAATGTTAGATATTACGACTGTTATTCCTGGTAAGCATAAACGCACAGCAAGTGGCTGGGTAAGTTTTAATGCTGTCTGCTGTGAGCATAATGGTGAAAACAGAGACAAACGTCAACGTGGCGGTATAAAACCAGACGGTGAAAATTGGAGTTATCATTGTTTTAACTGTGGATATAAAGCAAGTTTTAAACTAGGACGTACTTTAAGTTATAAAGCACGTAAACTATTAAGTTGGCTTGGACTAGATCAAAATACTATTTCGGGTATAAACTTAGAAAGTCTTAAACACAAAGACATCACACAACTAGTAGAAGCAAAGCGTGAAGTAGAAGTTAAAGTAGAGTTTGAACATAAAGACTTACCGGAAGAACTACGCTTACTAGAAACTGGTGATGCTGAGTTTATAGAATATCTACGCAACAGAGGTATAGATTGGGAAGACTATCCTTATATGATATCACCGGATGTTGATGGACGTAACTCAAAACGTATTGTAGTTCCATATACATATGAAGGTGATGTAGTAGGTTGGTCAGCACGTTACTTAGATGATCGTACACCCAAGTACATTAATGAACAGCAACCGGGTTATGTATTTGGCGTTGATCTACAACAAGAACATTGGACACAGCTGATTGTAGTAGAAGGACTGTTTGACGCACTTAGTATTAATGCTGTAGCAGTTCTACACAATACTGTCAGTGATAAACAAGCACAGATAATTAAGCAACAACATAAACAAATAACAGTGGTACCTGATCAAGATGAAGCAGGACTAAAATTAATTGATCGTGCTGTAGAACTAGGATGGGCAGTTAGTATTCCAGATTGGCCCGAGCATGTCAAAGATGTTAATGATGCTGTAAAACATTATGGCAGATTGGGTACGTTGATAACTATTATGAATGCTAGAGAAACTAGTAAAATTAAAATTGAATTGGCTAAACGTCGACTTGTAAAAAAGGTGAAATAGATATATAATAAACTATGGCTACAGAATACACATTAGAAGTACAAAAACTGTTTTTGGAAATGATGCTTCAAGACGCACAAAGTTATATTCGTGTACAAAACATCTACAATCCAGAAAACTTTGACCGTAGTTTACAAGAAGCGGCTAAGTTTATCAAAGAGCATGTAGACAAGCACAAAGCCATTCCTACACTTGATCAAGTACAAGCAGTGACTCGTACTAAATTTACACACCTACCAGACTTAACTGATGAACACTATAGTTGGTTTATGGAAGAGTTTGAAGGCTTCACTAAACGTCAAGAACTAGAACGTGCTATTCTAAAGTCAGCAGACATGTTAGAAAAAGGCAACTACAATCCTGTAGAAAAATTAATCAAAGATGCAGTACAAATATCACTGACAAAGGATATGGGTACAGACTACTTTGAAGATCCTAAAGGTAGACTTGAACTATTAAAAAGTAAAAACGGACAGGTATCAACAGGTTGGCCTGCTATGGATAGACCATTGTATGGTGGATTCAACAGAGGTGAACTACAGATATTTGCAGGTGGATCAGGTTCAGGTAAGAGTTTGTTTATGCAGAACTTGGCAGTTAACTGGAGTCAACAAGGACTTAACGGTGTTTACATTACACTAGAACTTAGTGAAGGACTTTGTGCTATGCGTATTGATAGTATGATGACTAACACAAGTTCAAAAGAAATCTTTAAGAAACTTGAAGATGTTGAAATGAAAGTTAAACTAGTTGGCAAGAAGTCAGGTAAGTTACGCATCAAGTATATGCCAGCACAGTCAAATGTCAATGATATTAGAGCATACTTAAAAGAACTAGAAGTACAGACAAAAATTAAAGTAGACTTCCTTTGTGTTGACTACTTAGATTTGATTATGCCTGTGAGTGCTAAAGTATCTCCAAATGATTTGTTTGTTAAAGACAAGTATGTGTCTGAGGAACTAAGAAACTTAGCAAAAGAACTAGACATTATATTT